CACAGGTAAACATGTTCTAACAGGCACATGTATAAATACAAACTTTATGTGATTTCTGATGTAAATTATTTACATGTTTACGCGTAAAGTTTCGCCCTGCCATCAAGGGTCAGATGTAAAGATTTTACAGGCGTGTGACGCTTTATGACGTAATCATGATGCGTAAATTCTTACGTAGGTAAATCAAAGTCTTAAACGACTTTGGGCATTTGAGGGCTTTCGAGAGGTTTCGTGGCTTGGTTTTGAGAGGTTCTACTTTCTTGACGTGCGTTAACGCATGTAGAAAGAGGTTGCAATTTGAAATTGAGTCGTTACAATGTAAGGGCAAAACAATTCCGTTCTGCACTTTAGACTCTAGAGTCTAGGAAAAAATATTATGGCAAAATCAACTGCTAAAACTTCGTTTACTAATACTAACCCTACTGCTGGATTTACAATCCAAGATGAACTAGCAAAGGCTTCCTATGGAATGGTCAGAAAGATTGCTTCGCAGTTCAGCAAAGCTGAGAAGTGTCCGAAGGACATCAAATGGGGAACTATTCATGGTCATTTCTTACAGAAATTAAATGACACAAAGTCTCCATTGACCCAAGGTCAAGTAGCTAAAATCTTAGCTATGAAGGCTTTGCCTTCTGCTGACTTGAAGGCTATGAGAGCTTACAAGAAACTTGTAAGTCTTGCATAGTAGCTAAAGCTACTCACTAAGAAGACCCTTCGGGGTCTTTTTTTTGGCTCAAAATTCCTTAAAGACTTTCAAAGTCTTCAGTACAGCACAGGCAGTTTCATGCCGAAATCATAGATTTCTACTACCAAACCTTAACAGGCTTAACAAGTTCACGCTAAGCTTTCCTAAGCTTTCCTAGGCTCTTGTTTACATGGGGAGAAGGTTATCATCAACCATAGGTTGAAAAGCTTTGTAAGGGCTTTAGAATGCTGTATAGCTTGGTAAACTCTTTAGAGTTTGTAGAGTTATAAAACTAACGTATATTTTCTCTGAAAATCTTGGAAACTTCACAAGACTAAAAAGCCGTAGGCTTTAACTCGGTAAATCTTGGTAAGTTCTCTAGAGTTTTTAAAGTCTAGTAAGACTTTAAGTAGGGAATTGATTGTAAAACTTGGTAAACTCTTTAGAGTTTATAGGGCTAGGCAAGACCCACCCACCCCCTCCCATATATATATACTAATGGTTCTACATTTTTAGAGATTTTGAGTTGTAAACTTCACAGAGCTTTTCTGTCTTTATAGAGAGCTAATTGTTTGTTCGGGTTTGGCAGGTTTGTTCGGGTTCAATAGGTCTAGAAAAAGACATGAGGATATGTATTCAACCTCGGCACACTTAATGTTATTATATAGTTTAATTTCAGTTTTGTCAAGTCTTTCGTAAAATATTTTTAAAAGCTTGACAAAGCTTAAATAGAACTATATAATATCCCTATGTCTTTACCAACAACACAAAAGAGAAAACTGACAGAAAAACAAGAGAACTTCCTTAGTAACATAATAGAAACTAAAGGAAACCTCAAACTTTCAGCCGAACTTGCAGGGTATTCAGGCAATCACTACCAAGTTATACAATCACTTAAACAAGAAATAGTAGATTTAGCCAGTGACGTACTTGCAAGGGAAGCCCCTTTAGCTGCTTTTAAACTAGTTGAGGTACTGCAAAGCGATAAAGCATTACCTCAAGCTAATATAAAATTACAAGCAGCACAGACAATTCTTGATAGAGTTGGTTTAGGTAAAAAAGAAAGATTAGATGTGAATCATAATGTTAGTGGTGGTATTTTTATATTACCAGAAAAACATACTATTGATGTTGAAGCTGAGGATGCTAGTTATGAAACTATGGATAACTGAGCATATAGATGAACAAGGAGCTGCAATAGGTCCTTACATTAAAGCAGACAGCGTAGCACAAGCTAATCGAATAGCAATACAATATGGTTTATTAGTGTTAGGAGAAATCCAAGAATTAAAGCACGATACATCATTAGAAAAAAGGATAGTACACTAATGCCAAAAGAAAAAGATAGTAGATTGAAAAGAGCAGGAGTTTCAGGGTTTAACAAGCCTAAAAGAACTCCTGGACATAAAACTAAGTCACATATTGTTGTGGCTAAAGTAGGTGATAAGATTAAGACTATACGTTTTGGTCAGAAAGGTGCTAGTACTGCTGGTAAGCCTAAAGCAGGTGAATCAGCTAGAATGAAAGCAAAGAGAAAGTCTTTTAAAGCAAGACACGGTAAAAACATTGCCAAGGGTAAAATGTCAGCAGCCTACTGGGCTGACAAGGTTAAGTGGTAAATGGGTAAACAAATAGGAAACGATAGCCCTGACGGAGCTGTTAAGTTTAGAGAAAGAGTATATAAACCTTCATGGCATGGAGGTAAAGGCTCTAAACCTAGAATCGACATACACTCTAAACAGTATAGAGATAACTGGGATGCAATATTTGGAGGAAAAAAAGATGCCAACAAAGAAGAAAACGACAACTAAGAAGAAGTCAACCGTGAATAAGGCTGGTAATTATACTAAGCCCACTATGCGTAAGAGACTTTTCGAGAGGATTAAAGCTGGTAGCAAAGGCGGTAAACCCGGACAATGGTCAGCTCGAAAAGCCCAGCTCCTTGCAAAAGAGTACAAATCTAAAGGAGGAGGATATAAATGATAAAAAGGATAAAAGAATTTATGATAGAAGCGATGAACAAATTAAACAAACTATATGCAAAACTATTTAAAAAGTGTTTAACACCGAAAACAAATGCCAAAAGCAAAAAGTCAAAAAAGTCTAACTAAGTGGACTAAGCAGAAGTGGAGAACTGCCAGTGGGAAGAAGTCTTCCAAGACTGGTGAGGTCTATGCACCTGCTAAAACAATAGCAAAGCTCAAGTCAACCGCAGCAGGTAGAAAGAAACTTGCAGCAGCTAACGCTAAGAAAAGAGCAGCTACTAAAAAAGGTAAACAACACGCCAAACACGGATTACACAAAGGCAAAAAAAGGTAGTGAAAGAAGGCTACATAAAGAAAAAGAGTGTTACCATTCCATTTGGTTATGAACTAAGTGAAATCGAAGGATACTTAGCTCCTATACAAAAAGAACTAGATGTTCTTAATAAGTACATAGAGTCTGTAGTAAATGAGGAGTATTCACTCCGTAAAGCAGCAGAGCTTATAAAGGAAGAAACGGGTAGAAGTATAACACATGTAGGTCTATCTAAGATAATAAAGAATACATATGTACCTCCTAATACTAAGTATCAATACTCTAAAGAGACTAAAAGAAAACAAAAACTAGCTAGAGATAAAAAAGAACTAATCAAAGCTAAAAAGAAAATAGCCTACAAAGAATCTAAACTTAAGACAGAACAAGAAGTAATTAAAAAAGCTACAGAAAAAACTACAGATAATGTAGTTACTACCGACCAATTAGAACAAGTAGCTCCTAGCATACAAGAAGTACTTAGAGACTCTAAGGTTGTTTTCCATCCTAATGATGGACCACAGACAGACTTTCTTGCTGCTGGTGAAAAAGATGTACTATATGGTGGTGCAGCAGGTGGTGGAAAATCCTACGCAATGTTGGTTGACCCTTTACGCTATGCACACAAGAAAGCTCATAGAGCATTAATACTTAGAAGGTCTATGCCAGAACTTCGTGAGATGATTGATAAGTCTCGTGAACTATATCCACAAGCATTTCCCGGTGCTAAATTCAAAGAGGTTGAAAAGCTTTGGAACTTTCCAAGTGGTGCAAAGGTAGAGTTTGGTTTCCTTGAAAGAGATGCAGACGTATACCGTTATCAAGGACAAGCATATAGTTGGATAGGTTTTGATGAGATAACCCATCTACCTACAGAGTTTAGTTGGAATTACTTAGCTTCAAGACTACGTACAACTGACCCAGAAATACAAACATACTTACGTTGTACAGCTAACCCCGGAGGGGTTGGGTCGAATTGGGTTAAAAAGAGATATATAGAACCAAACGAACACAACAAAAGTTTCCACGGAACAGACGGTTTAACAAGAAAATTCATACCTGCTAAACTAGCAGACAATCCATATTTATCTGAAGATGGTGTTTATGAACAAATGCTTAAGTCTCTTCCTGCAACACAAAGACAACAACTTTTAGAAGGTAATTGGGATGTCGCTGAAGGTGCAGCCTTTACAGAGTTTGACCCTATGGCTCATGTTATTACTCCTTTTGAACTTCCAGTACACTGGGAAAGAGTAAAAGGTATTGACTATGGTTACGCCTCAGAGTCTTGTTGTTTATGGGGAATAATGGACATAAACGATAATACATTAATAATATATAGAGAATTGTATAAAAAAGGCTTGACAGGTGAGGAATTAGCCTCTATAATAACAGATATGGAAATAGAAGACCCTTTCTCTGTGGGTGGGGTTTTAGACACAGCAGCGTGGGCAAATACAGGAACAACTGGTCCGACTGTTGGAGAAAGTTTAGTAAGAGCTGGTCACAAGTTAAGACGAGCCGATAAGAATAGAATACAAGGTAAGATACAAATACACGAGTATTTAAAGATTAGAGAGAACGGTAGACCTAAGTTACAGATATTTAATACATGTCCTAACTTAATAAGAGAGTTACAGTCTATACCATTATCTAAAACTAATCCAGAAGATGTTGATACACATGCTTCTGACCATGCATACGATGCGTTACGTTATATGATAATGAGTAGACCAAGAATGGAAAGCCCGTTAGAACGTATAAGAGGTTTAAAAAGAGAAATGTATAGACCTGTTGACTCGACATTTGGTTATTAAAATATGATAGATGATAAGAATACATTTTTAAACGCTGATAGCATTTACGAAGAAGTAGAAGGTGAAGCTGGAGTACAGCTTACTCTTGAAGAAGACCAACAAAGAAATCTTATTGGTATTATTAAAGGACGTTATGCTCAAGCTGAAGATGCTAGACAAACTGACGAAACTCGTTGGTTAAAAGCATATGAAAACTATAGAGGTCTTTATGCTAAAGGTGTTAAATTTAGAGAATCAGAAAAGTCTAGAGTATTTGTAAAAGTTACTAAGACTAAAGTACTAGCAGCTTTTGGACAACTTGTTGATGTTATCTTTGGTACAGGCAAATTCCCAATAGGTATTGCTGAAACTAAAATACCTGAAGGTGAAACAGACTATGCACATCTTGATGCTTCTAACCCAGCACCAAGTATTGAAACCTCTAAAGCAGAAATACCTGATGACATAGGTAATAGAAAGTTAGACAACCCTTATGATATAGGTTATGAAGGAGATGGTAGAACTTTAAAACCCGGTGCAAGTTTTTATAAAGGTATTTTTGAAGATAGTCTTGAAGACCAAGCTGAAGAAGCTGGTATACTTGTAGATGGTACTAGTCCTGACCCACAAAAGATTGAAGTATCTCCTGCACAAAGAGCTGCAAGAAGAATGGAAAAGCTTATACACGACCAAATAGAAGAGTCAAATGGTAATGCTGAAATAAGAAATGCTCTTTTAGAATCTGCTTTATTAGGCACAGGGATTGTAAAAGGACCATTTAACTTTAACAAAAAACTTCACAAGTGGGATACAATTGAAAACGGAGAAAGAGTTTATAACCCTTTAGAAGTTAGAGTACCTAGAATTGAGTTTGTTAGTTGTTGGGATTTCTACCCAGACCCTAACGCTACTAACATGGAAGAATGTGAATATGTAATACATAGACACAAAATGAACAGAAGTCAACTAAGACAGTTAAGGAATATGCCTTACTTTGATGACGATGCAATACGTAACGCAATTCAAATGGGTGCTAATTACGTAGAGAAAGATTTTGAAAGCCAGTTAAAAGACGATGCTAGAAGTGACGAAGACATAAACAGTAGTTACGAAGTTTTAGAATACTGGGGAATGATGGATGCAGAGTATGCACGAGAAGTAGGTATTGACTTACCCGACAGCGTTGATGACCTAGATGAAGTACAAGTAAACATATGGACATGTGGTACTTACTTGTTAAGGGCAGTCCTAAATCCATTTACTCCATATAGAATACCATACAATGCTTTCCCATACGAAAGAAATCCTTATAACTTTTTTGGTATTGGTGTAGCAGAGAACATGGATGATTCTCAACAGATTATGAACGGTCATGCAAGAATGGCTATAGATAACTTAGCAATGTCTGGTTCTCTAGTGTTTGATGTAGATGAGTCTGCCTTAGTAGGTGGACAATCAATGGAAATATATCCGGGCAAAGTCTTTAGAAGACAAGCTGGAATGCCCGGACAAGCTATACACGGTTTGAAGTTTCCTAATACATCACAAGAAAACTTAATGATGTTTGATAAGTTTAGACAACTTGCAGATGAACAAACAGGTATACCTAGTTATTCACACGGACAAACAGGTGTTCAAAGTATGACAAGGACTGCTTCAGGAATGTCAATGTTAATGGGAGCATCTAGTTTAAATATTAAAACAGTCATAAAGAATCTTGATGACTTTTTATTAAAGCCACTAGGGGAGTCTTACTTCCAGTGGAACATGCAATTCTTAGAAGATGAGTTGGATGTTAAAGGTGATTTAGAAGTTAAGGCTACTGGAACAAATAGCTTGATGCAGAAAGAAGTTAGAAGTCAAAGACTTACGATGTTCTTACAAACTGCACAAAGTCCTGCTATTGCTCCGTTTGTTAAGATTTCTAAACTCGTAAGTGAACTTGCCTATAGCTTAGACTTAGACCCTGATGAAATACTCAACGACCCTGAAGAAGCAGCTATCATGGCACAAATAATAGGAATGCAGAATGCTGGACAAACAAATGGCGAAGAAGCTCAACCCACTAGTCAACAGCCCTCAATGGGAGGACCTGAAGGAATACCTCAACAGCCTCAAGAACTTGGAGCTACAGGCACTGGTGGTGGCAACATCGGAACAGGAAATGTACCGGTTGCAGGGGAAACTGAATTTACTGGGACGCCTAGAGCAGATGGACCTACAGGTTAAAGAAGCAATTACACGTAAAGAGGAAATATAATGTTATTACAAGACGATAGACAAAAATATGGTACTGGTAAACTAGTTGTAAAAAGTTATCAAGCACTTAAAAAAAAATATGAAAACCATGTAAAAAATGTTGTTGAAGACTACGGTGATGAGTTTAAAATAAGCAATGCTCCGTCAAAAACAAGAGAAGTTACTCCTGAAGAAGCTAAACAAATTTTAAAAGTAGTTGATAACTATGAAATACCTTTTGGAGGCACAGAAGGTACATTAGATAGATTGTTTCAGTATGAGTTAGAAATGGTTGCTGCTGGTAAAAAACCACAAAAATTAAATCATTGGTGGTTTGCTGTAGACGATTCTACGGATGATTATGTTAATAGTTTAACTCCTGATGAAGGACTTTTTTTAGCACTTGATTTTTCAAAAAAATCTCAGAAACCAGTAAAAAATAAAAAAAGGAAAGGTGGCATGTTACAAGACGATAGACAAAAATATGGAATAGGTGGAGCTATACTTAAGATAGCTTCAAAGTTTAAAAAGAAAGCAGAAGTTAAAGCTAATAAAGAAATAGACGAAAGTACTAGACAGATGAAGCTAGACAACTTAGATTCTTTTGATTTTGAAGAAGCAGCTACTATGTTTAACGCTGGAGATATTTCTTTAGCTGATGTTAATAAAAATTTAAAAGCTGCTGGTTATCCTACAAGGGACGTTGAAGAGTTTGTTTATATTTTAAGTGATATGAAAGGAAAAAGTCCTTCTGCTTTAATTAAAGAACGTAAAGAAATTATAAAAAAACAAGATGAAAAAGCTCAGAAAAATAGAAATCCTGATAATATGACAGATGAAGAGCTAGAAAAAGAATATGATAGACTAGCTGATGAGTTTGCTATAGATAATAGCAGGTTTGAAAAGAAAAGGGGTGGTTTGTTATCTGATGATAGATATGGTATGAATGAAGGTGGTATGCTATCAGATGATGATATGGAAAATAACTATACAAGATTTATAATGGATGAAGCATTGAATGAAGAAGAAGAAGATATGCTTGTAACCAAACTAGAACAAGATAAAGAACTACAGATGTTATTTGATAAAGTAATAGATGTAGCTCAAGAATTTGCTGGGAACGGACCTGTTGAAGGACCGGGAACAGGAGTCTCTGATGACATACCTGCAAGGTTGTCTGACGGAGAATTTGTCTTTACTGCAAAAGCTGTAGAAGAAATCGGAGAAGACACTTTAATGTCTATGATGAAAGACGCTGAAGCTGCTGCAGATAAAAGACAAGGTTTAGCTGAAGGTGGAATGCTAGAAGAAACAAAGACTAAAAATTTATTAACTCAATCAGGAATTGTTCAAGATGATACTATTGCTGAAGATGAGTTGAAAAAAAGAATGGTACAAGGTTCTTCGAGTTACGTAAGAAGCTAAACAAATAACGGTAAAGCTACCTGAATTAATTAATCAGCCCTTTATCATTTTAATAACCGAAAGGCTACCTTTACAAACAAGCCCTCTAGTCGACATAGAGCTACCTTGTGAAACAAGCCCTGAGTAGGAGAAAAGAAAATGACTAATACAGTCCAAAAAGAGGAAACGCCAAATCCTTATAACGCAAAGAAAGATTGGCATGGTGGAAAAGATAAACCTTTTATCTCATCAGAAAATATGTATTTTGAAGAGCCTTCTGAAAAGAATAAACTCTTTGATAGTAATGACATAACTGAAGTGAAAGCTGAAGGAAGTGTTAATGCTCAAGAACTGGAAACTAAAAAGGATACTCCTTATAAGAAACCAGACTATAAAAAAAGATACGATGATTTGAAAAAACATTATGATTCTAAACTTAATGAGTTTAAATCTAGAGAACAGGAACTAATAGACGAAGCTACTAAAAATAGACCAACCTATAAAGCTCCTAAATCTCCAGAAGACTTAGAACAATTTAAGAATGAGTATCCTGATGTTTATGATGTCGTAGAAACTGTTGCTCACATGCAAAGCGAATCTAAAGCAAAAGTTCTAGAAGAACGCCTTAGTAAACTCCAAGAACGTGAAAATCAGTTAGTACGACAAAGTGCAGAAAAAAGGTTAATGGAAAGACATCCTGATTTTGAAGATATTAAAAACAGTGATGACTTTCATGGTTGGGCTAAAGAGCAGCCGAAAGTTATTCAAGATTGGATATATTCAAATGCTGATGATGCTAACCTAGCTTCCCGTGCTTTAGATTTGTTTAAGAAAGATTTTGGTATTGATGCTCCAAAGGCTAAGTCATCTTCTAAACCGACTAGAAAATCTGCTGCAGATATGGTCTCCACTAAAACAACTAGTGTAGAGCCTACGCAACAGAAAATATGGTCAGAAAAAGAGATTACTGCAATGAGTGTTGCTGAGTTTGATAAATACGAAAGTGAAATATCAGATGCAATGCAAGAAGGCAGAATCATAAAATAAACTATAATTAACTAAAAGGAAAATAAAATGGCTCAATTTTTTCAAACTGGCTCTGACGGGTCAGCAACGAGTAACTTTGATGCAGGTACAGCCGGACAGACTAATAGTTTCTTTTTACCATCGGTTTACTCTAAAAAGGTTTTAAACTTCTTTAGAAAAGCCTCAGTGGTAGAAGCTATTACTAACACCGACTATGCTGGTGAAATATCTGCTTACGGAGACTCTGTAAAAATAATAAAAGAACCTGTAATTTCTGTGTCTGATTACACAAGAAATGCAGATACAAGTGCGACCCTATTAACCGACCAAGAAATATCTTTGGTTGTTGACAGTGCTAAAGCTTTCAAATTCATCGTAGATGATATCGAAAGCAACATGTCACATGTGAACTTCAAAGAAATTGCTTCTAGCTCAGCTGCATATGCTCTTAAAGATGCATACGATGCTGCTGTTATAGCAAAAATGTTTGCTGGTTGTTCCGCAGCTACACCTAATCATATTTTAGGTGCAGACAATGCTACAGCATTAGGTGCTGGTGTATTTGACGGAACTGGTTCTGTAGACTTAGGTCAAACTGGTGAAACAGACCCTCTAGACCTTATGGCTAGAATGGCAAGACTATTAGACGAACAGAATGTACCTGAAGAAGGTAGATGGTTCGTTGCTGGTCCTGACTTCTACGAGCAATTAGGACAGTCTGGGTCTAAACTTCTTTCTGTTGACTTTAACGCTGGTCAAGGTTCAATCAGAAATGGTTTAGTTTCAAGTGGAAAACTAAGAGGATTTGATATGTACAAATCAAACAATATTGCAGGTACATCTAATGCTACCGGTAAATGTTTGGCTGGTCATATGAGTTCTACTGCTACTGCTAACACTATCCTTTCAACAGAAGTGTTGAGAGACCCAACATCGTTTGGTGATATTGTTAGAGGCTTACATGTCTATGGATGTAAAGTTCTTAGAGATGAAGCTTTAGTATCAGCTTTCTACAAAATTGACTAATTGTCAAAACTCGGAGGAGTCTTCGGATTCCTCCACTATTTTTAAGGTAATAAAATGAAAAGCGTAAAACATTATAAAAGAGACGGTACATTACATAAAGGAGGCTCTCATAAAATGCCTAACGGAGATTTACATTCTGGCAAGACACATGGTAAGACCAGTGTAAAACTTTTTCATTTTAAAGATTTAAGTAAAAAAGCAAAGTTAAAAGCTAAAGGTACTAAATAATGGCTACAACATATCTTGACATAACTAACGAAGTACTAAGAGAACTCAATGAAGTTCCATTAACATCTGCAAACTTTACAAACGCTACAGGTATTCAAAAGTTTGTTAAAGATAGTGTAAACAAAGCAATCTTTGATATAGCCAACCAAGAACCCCAACTACCTTTCTTTGCTGCAGGAGCAAGTGGAGCTACAGACCCTTTCTATGGTAACGTAACTTCTGCTACTACAGCAGGAACTAGGTGGTACACTTTAAAGTCTGATAGTTCTAGTATTACTACAGACTATGCATCAATAGATTGGGATGACTTTTATGTCACAACTATTAATGTAAGTGGAGAAACAAGTCCTTATGTCTCTAAAGGCTTGAAGTTTCTTACACTTGATGATTGGAAAAGATACTACAGAGACAGTGAGAATGCAGACGATGCAGATACTCAGAACCATGGAGAACCTAGATTTGTTATTAAATCTCCAGACGCTAGAAAATTTGGATTAAGTCCAATACCTGATAAGGTTTATAATATACACTTTTATGCTTTTGTAAGACCAACTGCTTTATCGGCTTATGACGATACAATCGTTTTACCAGAGCAGTACAGTAACATAATAACAGCTAGAGTTCGTTATTATATTTGGCAGTTTAAAGAAAGCCCACAACAAGCAGCTTTCGCATTGGATGATTATAAGAAAGGAATGAAGTATATGAAATCAAACCTTATGAATCCAGCTCCTAAATATATGACTGACGATAGAACTTACTTTTAAAATATGGCACGTTCACAACCTTTTACCGTAGCATGTAGTGGTGGTTTAGTTAAATCATCTAACTCTATAGACTTGTTACGTACACCCGGAGTTGCTACAGTTTTACAAAACTTTGAATCCTCTACATCAGGAGGATATAGACGTATTAATGGCTATACAAAGTTTGGTGGAACTGACTCTACACAACCTACAGGAAGCACTACAAATATATTAGGTACGTTTCCATATGCAGATGGTGTAATAGTTTGTGCTAGTACTAATATTTATTTTAGTAACGATGGCATTAGTTGGTTACAGATAAACAAACTATCACATGGTAGTGGAGATAACTACACAACCTTTATAGGTAAAAGTGCTACAGCTAGAACTAATCAAGGTCAAATACAGTTTGCAATGTTTGAAGCAGCTACCCAAGATTACGGTACTGTTGTTATAGCAGACGGAG